GTAGGATTTATCCTGAAAATATATTAAAAAGAGAGGCTGAAAAATACCAAGAGATTATTAAACGTGGTATGTCTATATCAGAATTAAATCACCCTGAATCTTCCTTGATTGATTTAGATAGAGTGTCCCACCTTATTACAGACATGTGGTGGGAAGGTAACGTGTTGATGGGTAAGATTAAATTATTAACTACACCTGGTTTTCATGAAAGAGGTATTGTATCGTCTAAGGGTGATGTTGCCGCTAACATGATGAGACAAGGTGTAACTATGGGGGTATCTTCTCGTGGTGTTGGTTCATTGGTTAAAAAGGGAGACCAAAATGAAGTACAGGATGATTTTGAATTAATTTGTTTTGACCTTGTATCTTCACCATCTACACCAGGAGCATATCTTTACTTAAATAAAGAAGACAGACCCGCTTACGAGGAAAAATTAGAAGAACAGAATAATATTGATGTTTTAGGTTCAGGAATGGACAAATCTGTTGACTTAATGAAAAGATTGTCCGATTATTTAGGTAAATAAAAACTTTTAGAAATGGACGAAAAATATTTTGTAGCAAAAATCACAACTGACATGGTTGATGATAACACAGGAAAAATTAAAAAGATTAGAGAAGAAAAATTAGTTAAAGGTTACTCACCAACGGATGTTGAAGCAAAAGTAACAAAGGCTTATGAAAACTATTCAATGGATTGGAGAATTACTGCAATTGTTGAGTCTAAAATTGATGAGGTAATTGAATAAAAATAAATTTAATCTAATAATTTTTTAAAAATTATTTTGGGGCACCAATAGGTGTCCCTTTTTTTATGCTCAATTTTTTTCACTTGAAAACTGTAATATAATGATTTTTTTACAATAAGGATATATTTATCTGTAAAATAAACGCGTAACGCATTGCTTAAAATAATGAGTACAGAAAAAACAGGATCGATAGTAGAACAAACCTTATTACAAATTAAGGCTGTCGAAAACGCTATCAGTGAAAACGCAAAAGGAATACTTGCTTCTACTATGAAACAAGAAATCAGTGAATTAGTGAGAGAATCTTTAATTGATTCAAAACAAACAAAAAAATCCCTAAACGAACAAGAAGTACCGCAAATGGATGAACCTGAGGCTGATGTGCCTATGGGGGATGAAGAAGAGGTTAATGTTGATGTTGAAGACGAGGGGGGAGAACCTGAAGCTAATCTAGGTTTCGATATGGATATCGAAGGTGGTGAGGATGAAGGTGATAATGAAATGGAAATGCCTCCACTTGACTTAACGTCTGCGTCTCCTGAAGAAGTTTTAAAAGTTTTTAAGGCTATGGGTGATGAAGATGGTATTATAGTTAAGAAAGAAGATGATTTCATTCATCTAATTGATGATGAAGATGAATATCTAATTCAAGCTGGAGACATGGACGATAATACAGAAGAACCAATGTTGGATTTAGAAGAAGGTGTTATCTACGAAATAGAAGTTGAAGAGGATTACATGGAAGAAGGAGACTACAACATGGAAGAAGGCGACTATCACATGGAAGAAGGTGACTATCACATGGAAGAAGGTGACTATCACATGGAAGAAGGTGACTATCACATGGAAGAAGGTGAAGACTTCTTAGATTTGGATTCAATCCCAATGGACGATTTTTCTAATATGAAAGAAGAACAAGTTTATGAAATTGATGAAGAAGAACTTAACTCAGTAGTAGAAGCATTTAAAGCAGTAGGAATGGGAATGGGTAAAGCAGGTTCAGGAATGGCTAAAACTTCGGTTAATAATAAAGGTTTCAAAGAAGACCAACCACAAGGCACTAAAGGTGTTGGAATGGGTAAAGCAGACAAATTCAAGTATCCTAAAATTAAACACGGTGTAACTGAGACTGAAGTTGAAGAAACATTCGAAGGATGGGAACAAGAAGAAGACGTTGACGTGGTTGATATTGAGAAGACTGAAGGTATGATGGAACCTGAAACTACTGAGGCGTCAAGAACTATGACGTACAGACGTAGAGCTGAAAGAGATAGAGTTGCAGCACCAAGCCAATTAAGAAAAGAATCTGTAAATAACGAATTGAATTTATTACAAGAGAAAAATGAAGAATACAAAAAAGCTTTAAATTTCTTTAGAACTAAATTAAATGAAGTTGCAGTTTTCAACTCTAATTTAGCTTACGCTACAAGATTGTTTACAGAACATTCAACTACTAAACAAGAAAAAATAAACATTCTAAGAAGATTTGATAACGTAGAATCTATCAAGGAATCAAAAAATCTTTACAAATCAATTAAAAATGAATTAGACGGTAAGGGAACTGAAGTTGTAACTGAGTCTGTACAGACTAAAGTTAGCAAAACACCAGCTAACGGTTCGTCAACTAATTTAATTGAAAGTAAAACGTATGAGAATCCTCAATTCATGAGAATGAGAGATTTAATGACAAAAATAAAATAAATAAACTCAAATTAAAAAAAATAAAATGGGAGCATTATTAGAATCAGGTCTTGTTGGTAACATCGGTCTTAAGCACCTTAAAGTTATCAAAGAAGATACAATTAACAAATGGGATAAATTAGGATTCCTAGACGGTCTTAAAGGACATATCAAAGAGAACATGGCACAGTTATATGAAAACCAAGCTTCTCACCTAATCAACGAAGCTGCGTCTACAGATAGCTCAGGTTCTTTCGAAACTGTAGTTTTCCCTATCGTAAGACGTGTATTCTCTAAATTGTTGGCTAACGATTTAGTATCTGTACAAGCAATGAACTTACCTATCGGTAAATTGTTCTACTTCGTACCTAAAATCCAAGGTTATAACAGTAACGAGCACTATGCACCATTTGGAGCACCGAATGCTGACTCGTCTCAACAAGCTGGTTACGGTGCTGGTTCTACTTATGGAAACACAAACCTTTATGACCAATTCTATGAAGGTAACGAACCTACATTAGACCCAGCTGGTTTATTTGACTATTCTAAAGGTCAGTACAGTGCTATCACTAAAAACGCAACTACAGTTGCATGGTCTAGTGGTAATATGGTACCTACGGCTTATACTTTAACTGGTGGTCAAGTTGCGGCTACAGGAGCGGATGGTGGTCCTGTTTATAGAAAGGCGTTAATCGTGTTGTCAGGATTCTCTTCTGGTGGTGCGGGTAAATTAATCGGTCCTGATGGTCAAGAAATGGACAACGAAGCATTTTTATCTGATTTACAAGTAAATGCAGTGACAAGTGCTGGTGGTGCATTCTCAGGAATGGGTTCAGGTGACTTATTATTTAGAGTAGTTACTCAAAAATACGGTAAAGGTATTGTACAATACGGAACACAAACAACCACTTCATTCCCTACAACAGGTAATGGTGGTTCATATGATGATATTTGTGATCAAACTGGATTAATTTATTTAGAGGTTGACTTACAACAGCCATGTTCTATTGGTGCAGCATCTTTAGATGGTTATTCAGGTTTAACATTGAGTATTGCTGGTACTGCAACTGCAGGTTCACAATTTACTTGTACTTACAGAGTATACAAAGAATTAGAATTTGAAGACAAAATTGGTGAGGTTTCTTTTGACCTTGAGTCAGTAACTGTATCTGTTACAGAAAGAAAACTAAGAGCACAATGGTCACCAGAATTAGCACAAGACGTTTCTGCATTCCACAACATCGATGCTGAAGCTGAATTAACAGCTTTATTATCTGAGCAAGTTGCCGCAGAAATTGACCGTGAAATTTTACGTGACTTACGTAAAGGTGCAGCTTGGACATTACGTTGGGATTACAACGGATGGAAAAGAGGTACTACCGCTAACCCATTAACTCAATACACTCAAAAAGATTGGAATCAAACTTTGATTACAGCAATCAACCAAATTTCAGCACAAATCCACAAATCTACATTAAGAGGTGGAGCTAACTGGATTGTTGTATCTTCTGAGATTTCTGCTATCTTTGATGATTTAGAATACTTCCACGTATCTAACGCGTCTCCAGAGCAAGACCAATAC